ATGAAACATTGCCCATCTACAAAATAATAATTAGGATTGGTATACATAGGATGAAATCCTAAATTTTCAAAAATATCTTTACATAAAAAAGTTTTATCGGGTTTCCAAATATTTCTTAAACAAAACACCCAGTCTGCATTTGTTTTTTCAAATGTATCCATGACGCTTTGACTATGTTCAGGATTAATCCAATCTCCTGTTCCTAATAGTTGATAATAATCATATTTAACTAAATGCACAAAGCCTGATAATAAAGGTTCAGGGCGATGAAATTCTTCGGTTACATTTTCTTGTAAATGGTAATGCAACGTACGTTTAGGTTTTAATGAAGCTATCATTTTAATAACATTTTGTTTTGCTTCTTCATTATCGGTCATGATGGTTTGTTTAGAAGGATAAGTTTGTTTTTGAATACTTTCGATCGTATCGGCTAAAATATCTTCACCGTGAGCTGTAGGAGTAAAAAAATTAATTATTTTCATAACCCATTTTTTTATTCAGTTCTTTTAAATTATCTCTAAATATATAATTTTTATCAAGATAATAAGAACGTGTTGTGGTGGCTGAAAATCGTAACCACGTAGTTAATCGAGGCGATGTCACTGCATCATTCCCAGCATGAATGCCCCATACATCTGCTGCATATACGGTTCCTGCAGGTCCTTCTAAATGCTGATAAAAAAGATCAATGTCAGGAGGATTACTGTCTAAATGACTGCCGGGTAAAAATTTAGTAGCTCCATTAGTTTCAGACGTTGGGGTCCAATAAATAAAAAAACAAACACTGCTTGCACTATCATAATCTCGATGAGGATAAACAACATAGTTTTTATTTTCAGATTGTTTAGTTAACATTGTATTAATAGAATACAAATGAACTTGATCAGAATTTAAATACTTTCGTGCAACTTGCCATACTTCCGGGTTGGTACATAAGGCTTGAATTGCATAGGATCGTAAAGAGGTCGGAATATCAAACGATCCATAATGACAATCAGGTTTACTTAAAAATTCTTGTACTGACATCGTACCAACATCTCTTTTTAAAGGAACGTGTGAATTATAAATTTTTTGTTGTTGAAAATAGTGAGTAGTATTCTTTACGTCAAACTCACTCATTTCAAATAACTTAACAAAACCACTATTTGAAAGATGAGAAACTTTTCGATCTAAGGGATGATTTAAATCAAGCGTTTTAAGTAAAACTTTAGTTCTTTGTTTTCGAAGCAAAGTATATAAAGTACCATTAGAAAAAATTTGTATTTTATTAATAAATTTTTGATTAAAAAGATAAAGACCACAAATTAACCACTCAAATAATTGAATGCACCAACGCGTAAAACGAAAACGAGTAAGACTTAAGAGATAATATATTAGAGTGTCCACTCTTCGGTTTTATTACTTCTTTAAAGAGAGATCAAGACTATTTCTTTTTAGAGCCGCCGTTTCGGAAGATTTGAGTACCTTTTATACCAAAAATGCTCGCTACGACCAAAATCCAAAGATTAGTGAACCATGATGGTAATGAGGAAAAATATTCAAAAAATAATTTAACTTTATCCATTGCTGCCGGATCATCACTCATCACTGCCCACATTAAAACCAGGATGGGGGCCGAAATGATCACGAGGACGAATTCGTCCTTCCAATCTGATTGCCTAGCTTCTAAAAGTTTGCCCTGGTAAGATTCCTCACCTCGGGCCATGCGTTCTGCATGCATAAGCTGTGCATCAGACATAGCCATTTTTGTTCGTTGTCTATTTGAATATATTTTTGCTCCTGCTTGAAGAGCTATTTTTGCTAAACCAAACCAAGCCATTATAATAAATCCTTATCTACATTTTTGCCAATGATAAAGCCACCGTGCGCACGACCTTTCGTATGTTTTTGAGGAGCCAGCGCATTACTTTCATTTCTAAATTGACCTGGGTAAGCTTCTTTTAATTCTGCTTCTGTCAGTTCATGAGGACGAGGGTATTTAATTTTTTTACCTGTTTTAGCTCGAACAGGATTAATTTGGTGACCTGCAACTTGTTTTTGATGTAAACCTTGTTTGCCATATTTACTTGAAGCTAAAAATTTTTTATCTAATATCATTTTACTAAATCCTTAAAATAATCTGTATTAGATAATACCACATCTAAGCCTTGTGGGTCAGGTCCTTTGACTGGAGGAGGACCAAATCGTTTTCCCCCGGATAAACCTTTAGCACGCATAAATTTGCCATGCCGTGCAGGATAAGGTTGAAAATTCCAACTAAAATCATCATCAGAAGCTGAAGCGATGGCTCCAACCGGAGCGGTAGTACCTAAAGACTTTATGCCATTCCCCCCATTTCCTTCGGGTCCTTCATAAATTTTTGGCTTAACATAAGCGTCCTCCATGGCCGCTGTCTTCTCTGTTAATGTAACTTCCTTTTTTTTCGGCTTAATCATTTTTTTGATTCCCTGCCAAACATATCCTATAGGATTACCTGTTCTTAGAAAGTTAGCCGTAGTACCGATCGTGGAGGCAGCTTGAAGAGTTGTATTGTCGCCCTGTCCTCCTTGAAAGTTCTTATACTTTTGAGGATTCTTTGTAAAATCTGCTTGACGCTCAGATTGAATTCTAGTTCTTCCGGATCCCTGGGGTCCAATATGTGAGGGAACACTCGTAGAAGTACCTGTCCCTGGATGTCGATCTCTCGGCATTATTTTTTCTTACTGATCGCTTTTGTTCTACGATCTTCTGCGGTTCGTTTCATTTTTTCCACCTGAAGTTTTTCAGAGGCAATTTTCTCAGTTAAGTCGAGTTTATCATCAGCCACTCGAATTCTTGCTTTGGCTTGATCTTCAGCGTCTTCTAATTTCATTTTCTCAACATCAATCTTTTCATCAAATTGACCTTCTTTCATACCAATCTCTGCAGTTTTTTCAGCTGCCTTACGCTGCATATCCATAGCTTTCAAATCTAGCTCTTGTTGTTTTAACATCACTAAAGGGTCTTTTTGTTGCCCTACAATTGCCATCTTTACTAAACGTTCAGTAATTTCAGCAATTCGCTGAGCAACCATAGCATCAATTCTAATTTTAGCGGATTGAGGATCCTGCTGTAATTGAGCTTGAATATCAGGATTATCTTGAATCATAGCACCCACTTCTCCTTGCGCTTGTAAGCTCACGTGATCTGAAATATGACCCGTTAACATGGCATGAACCATTGGATTAATTTGAACCATTCGGGATTGAATGAAAGCACCGTGGGCCGCGATATGTGCTTCATGATCCTGAGTTGGAAAAGCGAATAACATTTCCATTTTTAACGCTTCCGCATTTTCGACGGCTGGATCTTTAGGTTGAGGTTGTGGTTCCGGTTTTAAAATTTTATCAATGTCTTTGGTTCCTAGCGCTTCGTAAACTCTTCGATAGGCTTCTCTTAAATTATGCATTCTTGGATTAGATTGAGCAATTTGTAAATTAGCTTGAGCTAAGGTTACTCTTTGCGTTAAGCTATAAACATTTGGATCAGCGATAGGGATAACATCAACACGATCATCAAAGTCCTGGACCTTGACCATTCGATTCGCTCCATAAACCGCATAAGGATAAACTGGGGGTAAATAAGTCGCAAAGATACTAGCCAATAATCGAAATTCATTTCGCATAGCGTAGTAACATCTTTTGTGCACAGCGTTCATGACCCTCGAACCTCGTTCCAATAATGCCATGGTTGCGCCTACGTTTCTATTTTGTTGATCATTGCCTGTTGCCATATCTGTAATGGCTGCAAAGCGTTGGCCCGCACCTACAACAAATCCAAGTAATTGGAATAGTGTAGCGCTAGGCTCCTTGAAAGGTAAGATTTGAAATTGGTCTTTAATGTTTCCACCTGGAGCATCGACATCACGAAACTCTCCAGGTTGGAAAGGTTGATCATCGTCTCTAATTCTGATTCCTCGGGATTTAAAACCAGCCGGCAGGTTGCTTAAGGTACCTGCATCTAACAGTTGTCTAAGCGCTTGCGTTGCGGTTCTTGAAAGCCCACCGATCATGTGTATGAGACCGAAGCCATAAAATCCTAATCCGGGTAAAAATTTGTAATGAATAAAATATTCTTTTCTTTTTTTGGTTTCATCATTTTCTTCATAATTACGATAAACTGATAAAACTTGATTTGAGCCTTCATCTAAAGTAACAATAAAAGGCACTTTAACTTTTTTATCTTTATAAGCAATTTTGCCGCCTTGGCGTTCAATTTCAAATTCATCTAAATCTAGATCAACGTGCATTTCTAAAATATTGAAATTGGTTGCTCGATCAGCTGTTGGAGCAACTCCTTCGAGCTCATCGTATTTCTTTTTAATTTCAGAAACACCGGTATTAACAGGTTTCAATTCAATATCTAAATAAAAACCTGCTTTTTGTTTTTTTAAAATTTCATTTTCACTCATTTTGACTACATGAGTAATTCTTTCACAATCTAATAAATCAGTAGCATAGTACGGGACAACTAAATCTTCGGCTGGAACAAATTTTGAAATGGCTCGTTCCATGATTTCATCATAATAAACTTTTTTAAATGCAGAACCTGCAAGGGGAAGAAAAAATAATAATTGGTCAAACTCGGGAGTATATTCTTCCATTTTATCCATGAGCATATAATTCATGAACTGCTGCACTCGTTGAGATTGAGCATAGACCGCTGGAGACTCGTCCCCAACAATTTGACATTTAACGGGTCCGTCTGAAGGTAAAAGTTCTTTATAAGCTTGAGCTTGAAATTGAGTAACTGATTCAGCTAACAAAGGGTGAGTGACATTAGCCGAACCTCGGAAGGGACGGGTCATCTCCGTATACTTAAATCCTAAAAGATCTAAACCTTGAGTATAACCCTGCTCCCAATCTTTTCTTGAAATTTTATCTTTTTTATATTCGTTAATTAAAGTGGTCGCCAACTTCTGTAGTACGCGCTCGTCCATTTCGGACGCAAGATTCGCGTAAAAATCTTGCGGAGCTTC